CTTTTGTTTTTGCATATGTTTTTGCGAAAGAACTAAAAGTCCTTCCATTTTCGATTTAAATTTTATTGGTTTTCGATTTTCATCCTTCAACTGGAATTTTCGCATACACTAATTGACTCTGCGGTTAAGCTTTTATTAAGAGCGACCTCGTAATGAGATCTAAGTGGCGAATTTCCCAATAATTGAAGAAATCAGTAAATATTTAGATTATATAAGTGGTAATAGGTAAAGATCTGTCCTATAACCCAAGCCCTATGGCCTTAGTTGTCCAGACTAAGGAGAGGTGCGAAGGCGAACAAAGGATCACTCTTCCCAGATAGAGTTCATAGACACGAAGAAATGTCTAATCTACTAGATTATATTTGGCCATGTGATTTGCAATGTTATGCAAAACCTCACTAGGAGGAAAATCACTGTCAGATAAATCTCTCGAATACGTTTTGGGTAAGTCGGCTACTAAGTCTCCCACAGGGATGCGGGGACAGCAGCCTCCATTTTGCAGTACAAAGTCAACGGCACGCATAGTAACTTCTTTGTTATTATGTATGACTCGCCAACACTCCTGCACAAACACGCGGCTCGAATCAATTTTATGAGTTTTTGGAAAATACTCCCCAGAAACCGTTCCATGAGCACCTTCTCGCAAGAGGTCAAAGTTCAAGATATTCATCTCTGTGATGAGTGTCTTGTACATTAACAAACGATCGATGGTCTTGGTCAGCTCCAAGGCAGGAGAATCACCAACTTTACTAAAATGGTGAGTACCAAGAATCTGAGCTTCATGAGACTTCTGCCATAAAAGAGAAGCAGCGTTTAAAGGGAAAGATCTAATCTTATCCATAAACTTCTGCCTCAATATAAAGGCTACCTGTCGTACAAAGCGTCCTTCAAAACCTGTCCAGTAATCGGATGGCGGGTCAATACCCAGACCACCCAACCACGTAGGTAGGTACCAAAAGACTTCCACCCTCTCTAACTTTTTCTGGTTAGAGTCGATGAACTCAAGAAAGGCACGGCGATAAATATCATGAGGACATAAATCGCGCATCTTAGTAGTTAAACCTTGAAATTCCCAAGGCATTTTTGAGGCTTCCCCATCTTTAGATTTAGCATGGGCTAGAGCAAAATTAATAAAAGGTACGCTTGTAAAACCACGATCGGTTCGCAAATAACGTCTCGAATTAATGAGAATAAAAT